TTGAAACTGATCGGATTTTTCACCTCGCCTAGCGTTGCCGCTCGCAGCTTCGCCTGGTTTGTCGCATTTTTGCTGCTGACGATACTCTGGATTGTGTTATTGCCGCTGTTGTCGCTTGACGGCCCGTTTCAGCGTCTCGGCAACATCGGTATGACTGGCACGCAGAGCGTCGCAGCAATCACGCTGGTGCCGCCGCTAGTGCTGTCTCTTTTGGGCTGGATCAGCGTACAAGTGCTTACACCTCCTGCGGCGCCAGCGATATCACCACCTAACTCGGCGCCTGTACAGTCGGCGCCAGCGGTTGCCGCCACACTGTCGGCCGAGATGCTGCGTATAGCGGCATGGGGCACGGTGACACCTTTCGGCGACGCCAGCGCAACCGTGGCAAGCAGCCAGGAACAAGAAAAGATCTTTCGTCCCGACAGCGCAATACGCAACGCGGAGGGCCATCCAGTCCATGCCGGAACGGTCGAAGAATTACCCCTGGAAATGCTCAATTATCCAGCTGAGACCCGCTCTCGCGCCATGCGCGTGTCAGCAATGCTAGTGCCTGTGCTGAATGCATTGTTCAATCAGCAAGTGGAGCTGGCGCGTTCTGCTGCGTCGACTACGGTCTATTGGCTGGTCCCGGAGGCGCTACCATTGGATAACGAGGCACGTCTCAATTTCTCGATGGCTTGGACGCATTCATTCTGGCGCAATGTGGATTATGATTTACATTTGCTGCCTGCAGCTACCGAGAGCGCTTACGGTGTCGTGAATGCCTTGCAGCAGCACATGAGCCCCAGCAAAATGCCGTTCGTTCTGCTGCTGGCAGCCGATAGCCTCGTGGATCCCGATGAATTGCTTGCGCCGCTGGCGCTGGAGCAAGTGTTTTCCAACAAAATACCGAACGGTTTTGTTCCAGCCGAAGGTGCGGCCGGCCTGTTGCTTGTAGATGCTGCTTACGCCAGGGCCTCGGATCTTATCGGTCTTTACACGCTTGGTACAGTCCAACAAGGACAACGGGCCACGGATCGCGGCGCTAAGGGAAAAATTGACTCCAGCACGCTGACTACCTGTATCACTGAAGCGATGGCCGCAGCACATACTACGGCAGACCAGATAGGCGCCGTCATTAGCGACACCGACCACCGCCTGCCGCGCAGCCAGGAAGTCATACACGCCATGGAACAAGCACTACCCGAACTGGACCCGCTGTCCGGGCGGATCGCCCCAATGACACTTGCAGGATCCTTCGGCGCGGCCTCGGATCTGATTCATATCGCGCTAGCCGTCGAGATGGTGGCGGCCACTGAGCAAGCGGCACTGGCGGTCGGTGTTATTCATGCACGACAAACCGCCGCTGTGGTGATTATGCAGGATACTGTATATAAAATTTATTACTTACGAAGCGGCGATAGCGCAAGATAGAGATGGTTTCAGCAGTTCGACATACACCTGATCAGATCGGCATTTTCCGAATGTATGATCCTCTGGTAAAAAGCTATTACCAGGCGGTCGTGATCAGACGCAGCAAAAAAACCTACCAAAGGCGTTTTTATGAAAGCCGTTGTGGTGGTGAACAGGCTGCACTGAAAATGGCGCAAGCCTGGCGTGACACCATCATTGCCAAGTATCCGGCAATGACTACCGCACAATTTTGTGCAATAGTGCGCGCCAATAATACCTCGGGTATTCCTGGTGTCTACCTTAAGACAAAAGCTAATGGTCGCGGAGCCGTGGAGTCTTACGCTTGGGTCGCTCGTATCCCTTTGGGCACTGGTAAAACTCGTCTTCAAAATTTTTCAATAAAAACCTATGGCGAAGACGGCGCCAGACAGCGCGCTATTGATGCCCGCGAAGAGGGACTAGCGTCTCTTGGCAATGCGGTCTACAAACCGGATCAGCAGCCAATGCCGGTGAGTTCGACAATGGATGTTGAGCAGCTTCATGCAATGTTGCGTTTACCTGAAGAGCGGCGCAAAGAACAGGCCGCGCGACGGAATGCCAAGGCCCAGCGCAATGTGCAACTGGCGGCAAAAAAGCAGACGGCGGCAGAGGTCGCAGCACAGCAAGCGCTCCAGAAAGCCACAAGCAGTGGGGAACCCTATATTAGCCGTTACATCGGTGCGGTTGAACGAAGCGGTTTTCGTGTCAGCATCGTGCGAAACGGTCGCAGCTACAGAAAATCCTTTGCCGATGGCATCTATGGCGGCGCGACGGCTGCACTGGAAGCGGCCAAGATCTGGCGCGATCAGACTTTTTTTGCGTTACCGGCCATCAGTAAGGCCCAGGCCGTTACACGCATCCCGGCAGCGAATACCAGCGGCGTGGCCGGCGTTTATCTTCGACGTGAGATGGTAGACGGCAAGCGGCGCGAAGCCTGGGTGGCCTACGCACCCAAACAGGCTGGAAAACTAAACCGCACCAAGGGGTTTTCTATTGCAAAATATGGTGAAAAGCAGGCGTTTGCACTGGCGGTCCGTGCCAGGCGAGAATTCGTTGCTGAGCTGGGCGATGTTCCTCACTTACCTAAACACGCGGCCAGACAGATGTTATTTGCCGCCCAAAAGGCAGCATCGGGATCAGCTAATGCCAACCAGGACGATGATGCCGGCTAGTTTGCATGCAGTACCTACGTAAATACGATTCAAAAAACGCGTTATTTTGCGTCACGCTAATGCAGCCAGTTTTCCTGCGAGCCCCACGTCACCTGGAACGCTGGCGCATTTTCGAACTGCGTTAAAAGCAGATCCGTTAGCACAGTTTGATGATGTCAGGCCATACCAGCGCGGCGTAACGCAGCCTGTTCCTTATCGTAATCATCCCGGCAATCCACATTGCAAAACAACCTCCCATGTGCAACCCGTTCGTCACAAAAGTGGCAGCGGCCGTCACTGTCGAGGGCGATCTGTTTGCCGACATACGCTCTCGCATTTTGCAGGTCGTGTTCGATACGCCAGTCGGCGCGGTCTGCGATGTCGCTCATTTCTTGTTTCCTTCCCCTGTCAGTAATTCGTATTCATTAAATTTCACCACCTCCATCCCTAACCAGTCGTTGAGGGTCATGAATTGCGATTGCAGCGGCACCAGCTCGTTGCGGGCAAATACCCTGGCGGCCGGTTCGATGGCGCCGAAGCCGCCCGTATTGTTCGGCATGATTCCCATTAGCTGGGGCGGCACGCGATGGCCGGCCAGCACATCGTCGCGGGTGACCCCTTTGATATTGAAGAACTCATCTTTTGCGGCCACATCCGACACGGGCAGGATCTGGATCCCGTCTTTATGGCCGTTTGGCGCGTACATGAACAGGTTTCGGAAATTGCCAGGTCCTTTGCTGTTGCGCATCGCTTCGCGCAGGTTGTCGACATCCTTGATATCGGCCGCGGCGTCGGTCATGTAGAACACGAAGCCGGCGTGAGAGCCGTTCTTGTAATACTTGCGTCGAAATAGGGTCGCGGCCTCGTTGAGCCAGGCCGACTGCAGGGCGCTCAAGTATTGAGGCACGCCGTACACCTCCTGGTTCAGATCCGGGTCCATCAAATGGAAAATGCTCCCCTTCTCGAAGGCATATTCCTGCTGCCAGCCCGCCACAAAAAAGTAGCTATCGAGATCCTTGCCGCGCCGCATATACTTCGCCAGGGAGTGGTTCAGCTGCAGGAGCAGGCCGCTGCGACTGGCGCGCTTTTCCAGATACCCGTTGCCGAAGGTCAGAAAGTCCAGCACCAGGCGTTTAAAGGCATCCCGCGACAGGTACTTATTTGGGATAAAAGTCGAGGCCAGGATGTTGGTTTTAAAGTAAATGGCGCTGCTGTGATGGACGCTGGCATGAAACGATTTCGCCAGGCCCGCCAGGCTGACAGGCGGCTCATACCACTTGCCGTTCAACCAGCACTCGAAACAATCGAGCACCTCGCTCTGGTCGAGTACCGGCGTCGGATCGCCGAAGGTGAACGCTTCGATGCCGCCGCCGGCACTGGGGGCGGTTGCCGGCACGGCTGGCGCCGGCGTGGTGGTCGCGGTACGTTGTGCGGCGTGCCGATGCTGCTTTCTGCTCATGTTGTATACAGCTCCATAAAGGATTTCGTGTTTTCGGTGGCGCCCTCGAAGGGTTCATGATCGAGGGCGTGCATACAGGCCCACGCCAGGTCAGCGTGGCCGGTTTCATCGGTGCGGCCGGCGTCATAGGTCACTTGCCGCCCGCTGGTGGTGAGGGTTTTACGGATGGTCATGAACGATTGCGCAATGTCGGTCCAGCCGGCATCGAATTCCAACCGGGCCTTGTTGACGATGTTTTGCGCTTTGAGCACCATGCGGGTTTTAACTTCCGGCGAATAGTTGATCGCCGTCACCAGCGGAAAAAACTGTTTTACTAGCGGATACACACCGATCCCCATGCCGGTGGTATCGATGCCGATATAGGCGACGTTATAGCGGGTCGTCATCTCCTTGATGGCCTTGGCCTGGGCCTCGAAGTCGATGCCGCGCCACTGAAAGCGCTCCAGGATGCGGAACTTGCCGCCGGCAACCAGGGGCGGCGCGATCACCACGCAGCCGGCGCTGTCCCCGGTCAATGATGGGTCGTAACCGATCCAGACCGGCCGGTCGCCGAAGGGGCGCTTGGCGAACGGCTTATAGTCGTCCCAGCTGACCCACGAATCGATCATGCAGCGCTGCAGCGCCATCAACGGGAACACGGATTGCGTGTCGTCGATGAAGTTGCACATCAATAAATTTTCGAACTGGTCGGGGCTATATTCGAAATTGCGCAGCTCATCGATGTCGAACAGGTTGCAGCCGCCTCGCTCGGCATCCAGGATCGTGACGATCTGGCGCCACATCTTGTCCTCGCCCGTAAAACCGCTCGACAGTTTTAAGTGGCTGATATCGATGTCGACCTGGTCAGCTTTCGCCCGGCGCTTGTTGAACAGTTCTCCGGTCCAGAACGGATATGCCTGGTGTGTGATCGAGGAGGGCGTCGAAAAATAGGTTTTGCGCCACTGCTTGTGCAGCGCCATGCCGGAAGCGACCTTATTCAGCTCCTGGAAATTGTGGGTCCAGAAGAATTCGTCAAAGTAGAAATTGCCGTGATAGCCCTGGGCCGTTCTCGCATTGGTGCCGAGGAAATACAGGTGGGCGCCGTTCGGCAGCACAATCGGGTCGCCAGCCAGCTCGATGCCGGCCGCTTCCTTGGCGAACTGGATGATGTACTGCTTAAAAACGTGCGCTTGCGCCTTGGAGGCCGACAGAAAGATCTGATTGCGGCCGGTTTGCATGGCATCGGCCAGCGCCTCCCGTGCGAAGTACCAGGTTGCCCCGATCTGACGCGATTTCAGGATAACCCGTGTTCTCTGGTCGCCGTTGCGATGCCATACCTTTTGGTATTCGAATAGGGAATCCCTGAATGCATCCAGCAGCTTGTCTTTTTGTTCTTCGCTGAAATCGTTGCGGGTCGGTTTCTTCTTGGGTTCGGCGTTGCGATTCGCCAGCTTCGGATTGAGGTCGACCTCGTTGCCGCCCGGCGCCTCATAGCGGCGCACGCGGGCGGTCTGCACCACCTGGCGCATCAGCAGGTCGATTTCCTTGAAATCTCCGCCGGTTTTACTGTCCTTGCAGATCAGTTGCACCAGGCGCGATTCCAGCGTCGCTTCGATCTTTTCCAGCGGCGTGGCTTTGTCCCATTCGTCGCGGGTCTTCCAGCTTTCAATCGTTGTTCTCGCCTGCTGCAGATGTTTGGCAATGGACGTGACGCGCCAGCCTTGCCAGTACAGGTGTTTGGCAATGCGGCGGGGATCGACTTCAGGTTCGATTTCGGCGGGGCGTTCAACGATCAGTTCAGACATGCCGCAAGCGTATGCGTCGCGCGCGCGTAGCGGGGAAAGCAGAGGGTTGATATACAGCTTATCAACCCTCTGGTGATTGAGTCAGCACGCGCCAAGGCCGACTATGGAGTCCTGATTCTTGTACCCAAAATTTGTCGAGACCATCATGTCAAAAAACACGCCTGCCACTTCCACCAAGTCCAAATTTTTCCGGGTCGCCGTCGAAGGTGCTACCACTGACGGTCGCGTGATTGACCGCTCTTTTATTGCACAGATGGCCGCCAATTTCGACCCGCAGGTTTATGGCGCCCGGATCTGGATGGAACATCTACGCAGCACCTGGTCGAACGGCGAATTTAAAGCCTATGGCGATGTCACCGCAGTGAAGGCTGAGGAGGTGACTATCGGCGGCGCCAAGAAGCTGGCCCTGTTTGCACAGATCTCGCCCACGCCTGAGCTGGTGGCGATGAACAAGGCGCGTCAGAAGATTTATACCAGTATCGAGATCAATCCGAAATTTGCCGATACCGGCGAGGCTTACCTGGTCGGCCTGGCCGTGACCGACAGTCCGGCCAGCCTCGGCACCGAAGTGCTGTCGTTCGCCGCGCAGCACCCCGACAGCAACCCTTTTACTAGTCGCAAGCAAGATCCCGACAACCTGTTTACGGCGGCGGTCGAAACCGCGCTGGAATTCGAAGACCCCATTACCGAACCCGAAGGAATCAAATTGTCCGACACCATCAAAAATCTGTTGAAACGTTTTTCTACCAAGACCACCAGCGACGATGCGCGTTTTACTGAACTGGTCGATGCCGTCGAGACCCTGGCAACGCATGCGAATCTCTCCGCCGACGAATTTGCGGACGAAAAGAGGCGCGTCGATACGCTGGAAGCAGCCTTGCAAAAGACCAACGACGAATTCGCGGCATTCAAGCAACAAGTCGAATCGACCGATGCGAACTCGTCACAGCGGCCCGCGGCCACCGGCGGCGCCGGCGTGCTGCAAGCCGAATTCTAAGCGACCATCCGCGACTTTCCAGATTCCCATTTTGACCCCATTCCCGACAGGAGCATGACCGCATGAGAAAAGATACCCGCATTGCCTATAACAACTACACGCAACGCCTGGCGCAATTGAGCGGCGCCGGCAGCGCTGCAGAGACGTTTAGCGTCGATCCCAGCATCCAGCAAAAACTGGAAACCCGCATGCAGGAGTCCAGCGAGTTCCTGAGTAAAATCAACATCATTGGTGTGACCGAGCTGGAAGGCGAGAAGCTGGGCCTGGGCATTTCCGGCCCGATTGCCGGCCGCACCAACACCGACAAGGCCGACCGCAAGACCCGTGACCTGACGAACCTGGACGATCACCGTTACCGCTGCGAAAAAACGAACTTCGATACCCACGTCGGCTACGCCAAACTGGATGCCTGGGCCAAATTCCCCGACTTCCAGCAGCGTATTGCCAGCGTCATCCTGCAGCGCCAGGCGCTGGACCGGATGGTGATCGGTTTTAACGGCACCAGCGTGGCGGCCGATACGGATCTGGCTAAAAATCCGATGCTACAGGATGTCAATAAGGGCTGGCTGCAACACTACCGCGAACAAGCGCCCCAGCGCGTGCTGCACGAGGGTAAAACGCCTGGCAAGGTCGTCATCGGCGCCGGCGGCGACTATGCCAACCTCGACGCCGCTGTGTACGACGCGATGACTCTTCTGGATCCCTGGTATCAGCAAGATAGCGGCCTGGTTGCCATCGTCGGCCGTGCCCTGCTGCACGACAAATATTTCCCTCTGGTGAACACGAAGCAGGCGCCGACTGAGACCCTGGCGGCCGACATCGTCATCAGCCAGAAGAGAATAGGCGCGCTGCAGGCGGCAACCGTCCCGTATTTCCCGGAACGCGCCATCCTGATCACCCGTTTCGACAATCTCTCCATTTACTGGCAAGAGGGCGGTCGCCGGCGCCGGGTGGAAGATGTTGCCAAGCGCGACCGCATCGAGAACTACGAATCGTCCAATGACGCGTATGTAGTCGAAGATTTCGGCCTGGGCGCTTTCATCGAAAACATCGAGCTGGTGGCCTGAGATGCGTGAATTGTCTCCCGCCCAGCGCCATAAAGCCCGCGTGCTGGCCGAGCAGGCTGCGGCCAGCGCGGAACCAGGTAGCCCGACCACCGGTTCGCAGTACGAGCTGCAGCTGTACCAGCTGGCCGAAGATCGCCGGCGCCTGCATGCGTTGCAGTCCGTTAAAAGCAAAATCGCCTTGAAGGCGCAACTATTGCCGAACTATCACGCCTGGGTCGATGGCGTGCTGGCGGCAGGGAAAGGCGGCCAGGACGATGTGTTTGCCACCGTCCTGGTCTGGTCTATCGATGCCGGCGAGTATGAGCGGGCCGTGCAGATGGCGCATTACGCGGTCACGCACAAGATGACCCTGCCGGACCAGTACAAGCGGGATATTCCGACCATGCTGGTCGACGAGTTCTCCGTCGCCTATCTGCATGGGACATTGGCCGAGGATCCGGCGCTGGCGATCAAGGTGCTGGCCCTGATCGGCAATCTGACCGATAGCAGCGACGTGCCGGACCAGGCCCGCGCCAAGCTGTACAAGGCGCTGGGTTATGCGCAGCTGGTGCTGGCCGATGGCGACGACAACAAACGCGACCTGGCAGGTCAGGCGCGGGTCTACGCTCTGGCTGCCCATAGTTCCCTGCAGCACGCTTTGTCCCTGTTTCAAGGCGTGGGCGTCAAGAAAGATATTGAGATCCTTGAACGCCGCTTGAAGAAAGCGGAACAAGGTTAAACGAGCACCCCCTGGCGCACGGCGGCGCGGGTCGATTACCAGTGCATTTGTCATCAAGGTATGACGCCCGCCCACCGCCGTTTTTTAAGAAAATACTTATGAGCTTTCTTGCTGTTGAACCTGCGACATCCATCCGTACAGAGCTGCCAGCTTCTTTCGTAGTGGAAAACGATAGTTTCTATGTCGATATCGACTTGTCCCACTTGCGCGACGCGATGCGCCTGGATGGCACGGTGACCGATGTACGACTGCGGCAGGCGGTCATTGCCGCCATCCTGCATGTCAATAACGAGCTGGGCGACTGGAAATCTCAACGGGTCGCTGCGGGCTACGCGTCGCTGGCGGCAGTGCCGGCGGCACGCATCGACCGTGAAAGTATTCTCATTGCCCACTACCGGCGCGCCGTCTACTGCACGGCGAAGGCGGATCTGATCGAGCGCTACCGGGACTACGACAGCACCGCGTCGTCGCTATCCGACAGGAAGATGATGGAAGCGCTGAATGCCGCACCCGGTGAGCAGCGGCGTAACGCCCATTGGGCCATTGCCGACATCATCGGCCGCACGCACCTGACCGTCGAGCTGATCTGATGTTAGTGCGTGCCCAACAGCACGACACGGTCGATCTGCTGTGTTGGCGGCACCTGGGCGCCACCGCCAATGTGGTCGAAGCGGCGCTGGAAATGAATCCCGGCCTGGCCGACTATGGGCCGGTCCTGCCGCACGGCCTCCTTGTAAAACTGCCGGAACCTACTGCAACCCCCACTAAAACCGCCCAGGTCGTGAACCTCTGGGACTGAAATCGGAGTATCCATTTTATGGCAGAACCCAGCACCGCTACTCTTGTTGTTACCGCCGCCGCCGGCGTCGGGCTATCGTCCCTGTTTCCCGGGATCGATGGCAATGCGCTGATCGGCGCTTTCGCCGGCGCCACGCTGGTGGCGATTTCCAGCAAAAATTTGCCTGTCCTGCAGCGCCTGGCCTATATGGTCATCTCCCTGGCCATCGGCTACCTGGCCGCGCCCGAGGTAATCAACAATACGCCCTTGAAACAGTCGGGCGTGGCCGCCTTTGTAGCGTCAGCCGCGGCTATTGCGCTGACCCTGCACGGCATTGAGCTGATTCGGACCATCGAGCTGCCCGCCTGGATCCGCAAGGGAGGCGACCATGACTAAATTCCTGACCATGCTGGCGCTGCTCTCCTATGCCAGCACCTGCATCCGGTTGCTGTGCTATCGACGCGGCCTGGCAAACCACCGCCTGCACATTTCCCTGGTGGCCTGGTTCCTGATTGTGGCAACCGGCACTTGCGCCCTGGAGATCCTGCTCGGTCACGGCCATCCCTCTTTCGGGCAGGCCGGCATTGCCTTGACGTTGTGCCTCCTGGTCTATCGCGCCCAGGGCAACGTTGCCAACATCATCAGGGGGATCCAATGACGCCCATTACCGAGCATTTCACATTGGAAGAATTCACCCGTAGCGACACCGCCCGGATCCTGGGCATCGTGAACGCCCCCAATTCGGCAATTGCCGCCAACCTGCGGCGCCTGGCGCGCTTTAATGAACTGGTGCGCCTGGAGCTGGGCGGCGCGGCGATGGTCATTTCCAGCGGCTATCGCTGCCCGGCCCTGAACCGGGCGGTCGGCGGCGCCGGCAACAGCGCGCACCTGGATGGCCTGGCCTGCGACTTTACGGCGCCGGCATTCGGCACACCGATGGAGATCTGCGAGAAGCTGGATAAATCCTATCTGCAGTTCGATCAGCTGATCTATGAGCGTTCCGGTTCTGCCATATGGGTCCACCTGGGCATTGCGACAGAGGGTAAAACCCCGCGCCGCCAGGTGCTGACGATCGACAGCCGCGGGACACGGATCGGCTTATGGAAATGATCGTTAAAAGCCTGATATCAGCCTTGCTCGTCGGCGCCGTGGGCCTGGTGATTTATGTTCAGTATAACGGCCTGAAAGTGGCACAAGACCGGATCCGACAGGTAGAACAAGAGTCACGCGACCGCGCCGACACCATCAAGACCTTGATGGAAACGGCGACCAGGAACAGACGAGCCGCGGCCAGGCTGCAGGGCGACCGCAACAGCATTGCCGCTACACTTACCGAACGGGAGAACCTGATTGCAAACCTTTTACAAGATAACCCCCAGGTACGTACTTGGTTTGACGCTCCTTTGCCTGACGCTATTGCCCGGTTGCGCGAGCGTCCCGCCGCCACCGGCGCCTCAGCTTACGCTGAACGCCTGCCCGGCGGTGACGCGCTGCCAGCTACCGGCAGCGGCACCCAGGACTAACGGCGCCTTGAATCTCGCCCTGGAGCGTGCAGAAGCGGCGTGGGCGGTGTGCGCCGCCGAGGTCGATATGGTCTACTTTTGCCAACAGGAAGCCGATGTACAAGCCCCAAAGCCTTAGAGCGCATTTGAAGGCGGCGATTGCCGACCTGACGCGCAACCCCGACAAGCTGCTGATATTTGCCGATGAGGGCAATACTGTGGCGACCGGCACCAACTCGTTGTCGTTTGAGTACCGCTACAAGCTCGATATCATCATTACCGACTACAGCGGCGACGCCGATGCCGTCATGGTGGCGCTGCTGGCGTGGGTCCAGATCCATCAGCGCGATCTGCTGGACAATGCGGAACTGCGCAAGACCGGCATCGGTTTTAATGTCGATTTCAACAATCACGAAACGATTGATCTGTCGATCAAGCTGGCGCTCACTGAGCGTGTCGTGGTGAAACAGGCCGGCGCCGGCCGGCTGGAGGTGCGGCATCTGGCAGAACCGCAGCTGACCCCAGCCTATGCCGACGCGTTCTGGCAGGCTTACGCGGGGGAGTCTCTCATTGCTGAGTGGCACATGCCGGCCGATCCAGCATGACGGACGATCTGCGCGCCATCGAGCAATGGGCCGGCGCACTGCTGGCAAAGCTGCAGCCTGGTCAGCGCCGGGTTGTTACGCGCAAGATCGCCCAGGAGTTGCGCCGCAGCCAGGCGCAGCGTATCGCGAACCAGCAGGCGCCGGACGGTGCACCCTATACGGCCAGAAAGCAGCGCAAGGATCTGCGCGGCAAAAAGGGGAGAATCAAACGGCAGAAGGCGGCGATGTTCAATAAGGTGCGCACCACCAAATTTCTTAGAACCACGCAGGACGAAAACCAGCTTTCGGTCGGTTTCTTTGGGCGCGTGGCGCGGATCGCCCGCGTGCACCAGGATGGTCTCACCGACAAGGTCGCAAAGAAAGGACCGGAATATCGCTATCCGGCCCGGCCCTTACTTGGTTTTAGTGCTGGCGACCAGGCGTTGATTCGTGACGCATTGCTGCGTCATATAGGATCATTTTGAATAGCTATTCTCTCTCGGTATGCGTATTCGATGAGATCCCGCAGCAACTCCAACAGCCCCGACCATGGAAACCCATCGAAGGGCTTGCCGTGCGCGAGATCATTTCTAATACTGGCTAGGCTTGGATGCCTCTTACCTAATATTGTCGGTACTGCTGCACCGCCAACGCGCCGAATCATCGCAATCTTGTCGTCGGTCAGATTATCTTTATCGACCATATATTTCAATAAATCATTGAAGTGTATGGAATCGTTTTTGCGTTTAACCTCGTTGCCATAACAATCCCTTAGTGCCATTTCCAGCGCTGAAAATGCCACGAGTTCACCGGCTTTGATGAGGTCTGCATCGAACCAGGAAAGAATATGTAATTTCTGTGCACGCTCAAATTTACCAGTTACGATCAATGGTACATTCGGGTGTAAACTGAATTGAATAAAGAATGCGCGCCATTCGGCGAAATTGCTAAAGGACAAAAACGCGACGGGATTTCCTGGTGTTGGCCAAATCAACATGTGCGAATCCGCAATGTGATCGGCAATTTCATCTATGGAAGCTAAAAAACTTTCATCAAGGGCCATATAGGATTAGATCGCGATATGTATGGGAAAGAGCTTAGGATGTTTTTGCACCTGAAGCCAACTACGCCAGAAAAACTTAATTACGCACATTGTAGTTGAATGTAATTTAAACTAAAGACCCACTCACTGCTAGCAGGGGCAACCTATGTATTTTCATTTCACGGGCACAAATGTCCGGTTGCTTGGTTCTTTGCATGGGTTTCCCCTGGCTAAACCAGATTTGCCAACTTGGGTATCAGATGCGTATGAATGGTCTGAGTCTGTTGTTTTTGAATCAGATCCCCCGACATTGCTGGACTTCTGTAGGGCTCAAGATGGCATTGGTCTACAGAATAAGATATCCGCAGACATTTACGCTGAGCTTGAGAAATTCTGGCCATCTTCCGGTCCGGTTTCGCCTCTTAGCGAACTACATCCTTGGGCCGCAAGATTGTTCGCACCGGCGTTTCTTGTGCAGAAAGTTGACGGTGTGGAGGCTCGTTTTCTTCGATCGGCAATCGAACATTCAAAGGCAATTCAATTCTTGGAAACAGCACAAGATGTGGCGCGAGCATTCGACTCAATCCCCTTGGCCGAGATACAAGCAGATCTGAAAAATCTCGTTTCGGATTTGTCCGGACCTCAGCGAGTGTTAACTCAAATGCACAGTGCTTGGCTAACTCGAGATCTGGAAGCCTTTTGGCTTGTTGCAAGCAAATTGCCGATGATGAAGTTTCCTGGAGCTCGAAACGCTGTGCTTGATTCTCGAAATCTTGCGTGGGTTCCTCCAATTCGTCAGATACTTGGAAGTACCAAGCGGACACTCATTGTTGTAGGGGCCTTGCATCTTTGTGGTCCTGGTAATCTCATTGACCTGCTTGCTTGCAATTTAGAACAGATTTAAGCAGGTGACCAACCCTATCGTATTGTCGTATTAATCGACAATAAAAAAGGCACTGTCCAGTGCCTTTTTAGTTAAAACAGTGAGCCTATATTGATCTGATTAGATGTCTTGCGATCCACTGCGCGACTTGCGGCACAACGGCATTTCCGGCAGCATGAGTTTCCGCAAAGTTGGCCGCATCCAGTCCCCTGCAAAGCCCATGATCGTCAACCGTTCGCTGCCGATTAACCATCTGATTCCAGCCGTCGCCGGCAGCGACGAGGCCCGAACCGCTGATATCAATCTGTCCGGCAGAACTCCCTGATAGAAGGGTAGGATGTGCCCATGCGGTGATTTCGACGGGGTATTCTGTCGGGCGCGGCGGGCCTGAAAACGTTCCCACTGGAGCGGTGTCAGCCAGCAGCTCAAGGGGAGGGTGTTTGCCAAGACCTGCGACCATGAAAACTCTTCTGCGACGCGTGGGGACTCCGAAATATTGAGCATTAAGCACTCGCCAGCATCCCAGATACCCGCATTCGGCAAGGGCAGCGATGACTGTCTGGAAGTCTTCGCCATGGTTGCTATTGAGGAGCCCCGTGACGTTCTCAAGCACCAGCCATTGGGGCCGAAGCTCGTTGATGATGCGGATGACTTCGAAGAAAAGGCCAGTGCGACTGCCGGCGAGTCCGCGCCGCTTGCCCATGGCGCTAACGTCCTGGCAGGGGAAGCCGCCGGTGATGACGTCGACGCGGCTGAGGTTGCTTGCGCCGCAGAGGCGGACATCGTCGTATTGCGCGGCTTGTGGAAAGCGGTCCCTGAGGACCGCCCGGCAGATGGGATCGATTTCGACTTGCCATGCGGTGGTAAAACCGGCGTTTTCGAATCCGAGATCGAAGCCGCCGATGCCGGCGAACAGACTACCGATGGTTGGTTTTTGCTTGACATACATGAGAGCCCACTGGATCAGATGCTCGGGGGCATACTGGTGCGGGGCGCGCGGCCCTCAGTTGATTTAAGGTTTTGCAGCGGGGGCATTTGAGAGCGAGGGAGATGTATTCGCCCTCGCCGAGTTTCTTGGAACAATTGCCACAACGGATTTCTTGCATCTAGGTATACCTGCATAAAAATGCTAAGCTTCGGGCCGCCTGTGCACAGGTGGCGCGGCCCTGGGCCTTGCTTGCAGCCGTATTCTGCAGGCACGGTGGCGTGGTCGGTGTTCGAAGCACTGACCGCGTCGCCGCGTCTTAACCCGAACTTTCTCACGCGCACGCGGCCTGCGAAACCGCGACGGGGTTGATAAGCCGTATATCAACCCTCTGCCTGATGCGCGCCGAGCGGCAACCCGGCAACATGCAGAGCATGAACGCCGAACTGCTCGAACTCACCCGCCTGCTGCACAACATGATCCGTCTCGGCACCATTGCCGAAGTGGCTAACGGTCGCGCCCGTGTGCGTCTGAGCCCAAAGCTGACGACAACCTGGTTGCGCTGGGCGGCATTGCGCGCAGGCGACGCCCGCAGCTGGTGGGCGCCTTCGGTCGGGGAACAAGTCGTCCTGTTGTCGCCCGGTGGCGACCTCACTGCTGGCGCCATCCTGCCGGCGATCTATTCCGATGCTTTCCCCGCGCCGTCCGACAATCCTGCCCTGCATGCCACGTATTACCCGGATGGTGCGGTTGTCCAATACGACTCGCAGGCGCACACTCTGGTCGCCACGCTGCCGGACGGTACCAGCGTCGCCGCGGCTCCTGGCAAAGTCACCTCTAACGCCGAGGATACGGAATGCACGGGCAATCTGCTGGTGCAAAAGAACCTGACCGTCAACGGTTTTGCGGCCCTGAATGCCGGCATGAACGTCCAGGCCGGCAAGGAAGGCGGTCCGGCTGCGGTGATCGATGGCAGCATGCACGCAACGGTCGACGTGACCGCCGCCGGCATCAGCCTGGTGAAACACCCACACGGTGGGATAAAAAAGGGCGATGAAGATTCAGGGGCGCCGAAATGATGGACGCCCGCACCGGCCGCGCCTTATCTCGCCTGGCCCATATCCAGCAATCCCTGGCCGACATTCTGACCACGCCTATCGGTTCCCGTGTCATGCGCCGCGAATATGGCTCCGAAGTCCCGGAGCTGATCGACCAGCCTCTACATGGGGCGACGGTCCTGCGCATCTATGCCGCCACCGCCCACGCGGTGTTGCGCTGGGAGCATCGCATTGCACTGACCGGCGTGCAACTTGAGCGCGGCCAGGATGGACAGGCCACACTGATCCTGGTTGGTGTGACCAGTGAACAAGGTATTCAGTTGACCGTGCCTGTCGGCCAGGGGGTACGCCTGTGAGCGCCGCTATCGACCTGTCGCAACTACCGGCGCCCAATGTCATCGAGCCATTAGATTTTGAGACTATCCTGGCCCAGTACCTGGCCGATCTGGAGGCGCAAGGCACCGATCTGGACGAGCTGACGGAATCCGACCCCGCCATCAAAGTGGTGCAACTGAGCGCCTATCGTGAATTAAAACTGCGCCAGCGGATCAATGAGGCCGCCCGCGCCCTGATGCTGGCCTATGCCGTTAAAACGGATCTTGACCAGATTGGCGCCAACATGGACGTCCCGCGCCTGCAGATCTGGCCGGCGGATCCGGACAAGGGCATTGCGGCCGTCATGGAAGAGGACGACGATTTCCGCCGCCGCATCCAGCTGGCGCCGCAAGGCATGTCTGTCGCAGGGCCGGAAGGCGCTTATATTTTCCACGCCTTAAGCAGCGACGGCCGTGTGCGCAATGCCACCGCCACCAGCCCTTCGCCTGGTCAGGTGGTGATCACGGTTCTGTCGCATGAAGGGGACGGTACACCCTCGCAGGAGCTGCTGGACGTTGTCGCCGCCCGCATGCTGGATGATGGTGTGCGGCCTTTGACCGATTACGTACAGGTGCGCGGTGCGCAAATCGTCCGCTATCAGGTACACGCCAAGCTTTACAGCTTCACGGGGCCGGATCCGACCGTTGTTCTGGCGGAAGCCGTCAAACGCATGCAGAAGTATGCCAAGGAAGCGCACCAGCTGGGCCGCGTGCCGACCCATTCCGGCATTGACGCGGCGGTCCACGTTGCCGGCGTCGAGCGCGTCATCCTGTTGTCGCCGACCGCAGATCCAGAAATATCGAAGCTGGTGGCGTATTACTGCGACAACCTGCAGGTCGAATATGCCGGCATTTGGGGCGCTGCATGAGCAAGAAAAAAATCCACTCTTTGCTGCCGCCCAATGCCACGCCCCTGGAACGGGCGCTGGAAGCGACGACTTCCCGGATCTCCGATGTGCCGGTCCCGCTTCGGACCTTGCACAACCCGGACAAGATCGATATCAACCTGCTGCCCTGGTTAGCCTGGCATTGGTCGGTCGATAGCTGGAAATCCTACTGGACGGAAGAGGTACGGCGCGCCCGTGTGCGCAACGCCATGAAGATCCACCGCCAGAAGGGCACAGCCAAGGCCGTCAAGGACGTGGTGGCCGCTTTCGGCGGCGCCATCCTGTTGCGCGAGTGGTGGCAAACGACGCCGATGGGTGAGCCGTTTACGTTCGAGCTGGTGCTGATCTTATCCGGTGCCGGCGGCCAGTCGGCGACCGCCGCATTTGTGGACGATGTGATTGCCGAGGTCCACCGCACCAAGTCCATCCGTAGCCATTTTACGTTTACCCAGGGCGTCGAGACGCAAGCCGCCATTGCCGTGGTAGCGACTGCTCGCCCTGTGATCTCTGCCCGTTTGAATTTGACTGAAGCCTGACCCTATGCCTGGACTACAAATCATCATCACCAAGGCCGGCCGTGCCGCCCTGGTCAACGCCGAACATAACGGCACTGCGCCGCTCAAAATTACGGAGATCGGCATTACTGCTGCGGTCTTTACCGCGAATGACGACGCTACCACCTTGCCTGGCGAGATCAAGCGCTTGTCGACCATTTCCGGCGAGGTGGTGGCACCCGATACGATGCACGTCACCATCCGCGACGATGGCAGCGACACCTATATTGTGCGCGGTATCGGCTATTGGCTCAGCAACGGCGTGCTGCTGGGCGTCTATAGCCAGCCGGATCCCATTCTGCAAAAGTCGACACAGTCGATGATGCTGCTGGCCGCCGATGCCGTGTTCACCACCATCAAGGCCACGGCGCTGGCGTTCGGCGACGCCAATTTTACTAACCCGCCGGCCACCGTTGAACGCCAGGGCGTGGTCGAGCTGGCGACCGCAGCCGAGACAATCTCAGGCAAGGATGCCACCCGCGCAGTGACCCCCGCCGGATTGACATCCGCCGTGGCTAAGGCGATGACCGACCACCGGGCCGAAGCAGACCCGCACCAGGCGTATCTGACTGCCGACCGCGCTAACTCTCTGTATTTTCGCAAGCTGCAGGCGGTCACCAGCAGCGATACCGATTGCGATACCTTGTTAGACACCGGCGTGCGCGATGTCTCGGTTGCTAATGATCGCGGCGTGATCGCCGCTACCAGGTTGCCGGCTGGCGCCGATGGTTACGGCAGCTTGACCACTGTGAACGGCGGCCAGTTCGTGCACCAGGTCTATACCGAGGCGACCATTGCGCACCGCACCTGGCAGCGGACCGGGTATCTCGGGACAAATAAACCGTTTGAGGGCCACGACTGGAAGTTACTCTGGGATTCCCGCACGTTCGACCCAGCCGCCAAGCAGGACAAGCTCAATTACACGCCTGTGCAGCAAGGCACCGGCATCGGGCAATCGCCCAATACCGTCAAGATCGGCGCGGCTGGCGATCAGTTGAAGGCGACAGTCGACAAATTGGATCTGGGCAGCTTCGTGTTTCAGAGTGGCCTGGACGCCGTTCTTAAAAGTTATCTGTCTCTGGCCGGCGGCAGTGTCTCAGGGCAGTTGCAGGTTTCCGGCTCTATCGGCGCCATTGGCAGCGACGGCCCAGGCAGGCCGACTATTGAGGTCATGAGCAAGGACAAGACCGACCATGCCTACATGACGTTCCACCGCCCTGGCATGTTTGCCACGCATTTCGGGCTGGATGGCAATAACGACCTCGCTGTCGGCGGTTATTCGATGGGAGCGAACGCCTATAAGTTGTGGCATGCGGGGAATTTCAATCCTGGCGCCAAACAAGACATGCTCGGTTATAACCCGGTACAGCAAGGCACCGGCATCGGGCAAACCTCCAATGCTATCAAAATCGGCTGGAGCAACGGCAGCGGCGTGAAGGTCACGGTGGATGCCACCGATATGGGGTCGGTCGTTTTTGGTTCACACCGCACTAGATTAAATTGGAACGGTATCGGCGGCCAACCTACTTGGATGTTTGGCGGAAATACGCCCGATGACGTCAACGTCTACAACCCGTCGAATTTCAATGTCAATTACGCCAATAGCGCCAACTATGCCTCCAATGCTGGCACCGCCAGCTATGCCACGCAACTGACCGGCCAGGGGCTGGTGCATGGCGGCATTGGGGGATATCACCTGAACAAGAACCATACGAACTCAGAGGTTGGCGGTGCCTGGGAATTGCGCGGTTATGCGTATGACTTCGGGTCCGGCGGCGATGGCGGCATGGGCACACGAACAGCTTTATGGCAAAGGGTAGCGTAATGACAAAGACCGATAGCAATGCAACAAACGACCAGGCGCCGCAGGCCAGCGTCAACCCATTCTCCTATACCGACATCCGGGACATCGTGCGCGTGCCGGCCGGTTTTACCTGTTCGGTCAAATTCGTCAGCCGTGACGATTACTTGTCGTACATGGCGTGCGCCGACGATGTGGAAGCGCATGGTCGCGCTATCCACGCCGACTGCGTCGCACGCCAGGCGGACGGCGTGCCGGACTATTTTCCGAGCGACGCCGAGCTGGTGGAAGCGGTACAGGAGCGCATGGCGCGGGAGCTGCGCCGCGCCAACAGCGAGGTAACGAAATACCAGGACCGTGTCGACGTGGACGACGCCAGCGCCGCCGATGTTGCGCTGCTGCGCGCCTGGAAGATCTATCGGGTCGGCCTCAATCGCCTGGTCGACCAGGAGAGCTACCCGCATGGCCTCACCTGGCCTGTCGCGCCCATCACCGCTTAATTCTTCTTCAACCTCATTTACCCCAGGAGTTTTACTTATGCCTACCGATTACCACCATGGCGTGCGCGTCATCGAAAAGAACGAGGGTACGCGCCCGATCCGTACCGTTAGCACCGCCGTCATCGGCCTGATCGCCACCGCCGAAGATGCCGACCCGGCTGTCTTTCCGCTCGATACGCCGGTCCTGCTGACCAATGTGATTGCAGCGCAAGGCAAGGCCGGCGTCAAAGGGACGTTGCGCCGCTGCCTGGAAGCCATTGCCCTGCAAACCAAGCCCATGACCATCGTGGTGCGCGTGGCCGAAGGCAAGGACGAAGCCGAGACGACCTCCAATGTCATCGGCACCACCACCGCCGCCGGAAAATACACGGGGATCAAAGCGCTGCTGGCGGCCCAGGCCCGGCTCGGTGTTAAGCCGCGGATCCTGGGCGCACCTGGTCTGGACACCAAGGCGGTCGCCAATGCGCTGGCAAGCGTCGGGCAGCAACTGCGCGCTTTCGCGTATGTGTCGGCGCATGGTTGCCTGACTAAGGAAGAAGCGACCGCCTACCGCAAGGATTTCGGTCAGCGCGAACTGATGGTGATCTGGCCCGATTTCGTGAACTGGGATACCGCGACTAACGCGGATGCCAGCATGGCGGCGACCGCTTACGCGCTGGGCATGCGTGCCAAGATCGACGAAGAGATCGGCTGGCATAAAACGCTCTCCAATATGGTGGTCAACGGCCCGACCGGCATTTCCTCGGACGTGTTCTGGGATCTGCAAGACCCGGCCACCGATGCCGGTTACCTGAACAGCAAGGAAGTCACGACCCTGATCAACAGCAACGGCTTTCGCTTCTGGGGTTCACGCACCTGCGAAGTCGGCGGTTATTTTTACTTTGAGAACTATACCCGCACCGCCCAGGTGGTGGCCGACACCATCGCCGAAGCGCATATGGCCTATGTCGACGTGCCCATGCATCCGGCCCTGGTCAAAGACCTGATCGAGAGCATCAACGCGAAATTCCGCGACCTGATCCGTGGCGGCTATCTGCTGGGCGGCAACGCCTGGTTCGATGCTGAATACAACAGCAAGGAAAATTTGAAGGATGGCAAGCTGGCGATTGATTACGACTACACGCCGGTCCCGCCTCTGGAAAACCTGATGTTCCAGCAGCGCATCACCGACCGCTACCTGGCCGATTTCGCCGCCGCTGTGGCCGCCGCTTAACCGTTTCACTTACATAGAAAGCAGACCACCCTATGGGCATGCCTAAAAAACTCAAAGATTTTATTTTGTTCGATAGCGGTAACTCCTATCGCGGCCAGGTGACAGAGATTACCCTCCCGAAACTCTCTCGCAAGATGGAAGAGTACCGTGCCGGCGGCATGAGCGGTCCGGTATCGGTTGACCTGGGCAATGAAGCCATTACGCTGGAATGGACTGCCGGCGGTCTCATCCTGGAAGCCCTGTTGCAGTATGGCGCCCGCAGCCATAACGCGACGCAACTGCGCTTTGCTGGCGCGTACGAGAATGACGACGATGGTGGCATGTCGGCGGTCGAGATCGTGGTACGCGGGCGGCACAAGGAAATCGATATGGGTAACGCCAAGTCCGCCGAGGATACCAACCAGAAATATACGACCGCCTGCAGCTATTACAAGCTGACCATCGATAACCGGCCGATCTTCGAATTCGATTTTATCAATGCCATCGAGAAGATCGACGGCAAGGACCGCAACGCCGATATCCGGCGCGCTATCGGGCTGTAAGTCCGACGACCACTAACGTTGATATCAGCAGCGATATCAACGTCAGTATCAGCAACAACATCGACAGCAGCACCCATTTCTTTTTTTTATTCACTATTAAAGGCTCCCCGTATGAAAAATTCTACCCCTGTCACCACCAACGCTGCCGACGCCGACATCGCCGCTACCGGTCTGTATAAAACGGTCACCCTGGAAGAACCGTTGACCCGTGGCGATACCCTGATCACCAGCGTGCAGATCCGCAAGCCCATGGCCGGTGAGCTGCGCGGCGTCTCGCTGGTGGATCTGAGCAATCTGGATGTGCTATCCCTGCAGCGTGTGCTGCCGCGTGTCACCGTGCCGACCTTGGCGCCGCATGACGTGGCAAAGCTGGATCTGGCGGATCTGATGGCCTTGGGTTCCGAGGTGGCTGTTTTTTTGCTGAAGAAAGCAGATCGTCCGGTGGTCTACCCGAATTCGTAGAAGATCCCATGGCCGATATTGCGACGGTGTTTCACTGGCCGCCGCAGGCCATGGACGAATTGGATTTAACGGACTTGATGGCCTGGCGCGAACGCGCCAGGGTGCGCAGCGGCGCGGATGATTAGGAAGCATTGAATGAATGACAAGCAACTGCGGTTACAGGTGGTCTTTGCGGCGCTGGATAAATTGACCGCGCCGCTAAAGAAGATCACCGGCGAATCGTCCGTTCTGGGAAAGGCCATCAAGGCCAATAGCGACCGCTTGAAGGAATTGAACGCCCTGCAGAAGGATGTCGGGCGTTTCCGTGAGCTGCATGCCGGTCTGGATTCCAGTACGAATAAATTGCGCGAGGTCCAGCAGCATGTCGCCGGCCTGGCAAATAGGATGCAGCAAACGGCTCAGCCGACGCGGGCCATGACCCGCGAATTTAACGCCGCCGTAAAGTCGGCCGGTGCCTTGAAACATGAAAGTCAGCAGCACAGTGCGCAATTGCAGGTGTTACGGGACCGCCTGTCCGGTGCCGGCATCGGCACTAGCCGCCTGGCGCAGCATGAGCGCAGTTTACGGGGAGACATTGCCGCCACGAATACCCAGCTGGCCGAACAGCAAAAGCGATTATCCGCGATTGCCGGCCATCAGCAGAAAGTAGGCAGCGCCCGCCAGCATGCCGACAAGTTGCGTTCCACCGCGGGCAATGTCGCCGCCGCTGGCGTCGGCGCGACGGTGGCCGGCAGCGCGGTCGGTGTGCCCCTGGTCAACGGATTAAAAGACGCGAAACATTATCAGACTGAGAAGGCGCGCATTACCGCCTTGGGCCTTGGTCCCAAGGTCAGCTTTGATGCCGAGCGCTATGCCCGCGGCATGAAGACCTACGGCACCAGCCATGCCGAGAACCTGGAGCTGGTTCGCGACAGTATGTCCGTGTTCGGCGATCTGCCGCACGCGCAAATGGTCGCGCCCATGCTGGCGAAAATGAAATTTGCCAACAAGGCATTCTATGGTGAAGAGGCCGGCGGCGAGAATGAACGCAAGTTCATGGACATGTTGAAGGTTATCGAGGTGCGCGGCGGCACCGCCAGCGCCGCGAAATTCAACGAGCAGGCCAATATGGTGCAGAAAGTCATTTCTGCGACCGGCGGCCGGGTCGGCCCTACCGAGTGGTTGAACCTCATTAAAACCGGCGGCATTGCCGCCAAGGGCATGGACGAAAAGTCCTTTTACTACGAGCTGGAGCCGCTAGTCCAAGAGCTGGGCGGCTTCGGCGTCGGTAACGGCCTGATGTCGAGCTATAACAATCTGTACCAGGGCAGGACCAGCAAGCGCGCCGCGATGAACCTGGACAAGCTGGGCCTGATTGGGGATCACACCAAAGTCAAACATGACAAGGTGGGGCAGAGCGCCCAACTGGATCCTGGCGCACTGCTGGGCGCTGACCTCTTCAAGAAAAGCCAGTTCGAGTGGATGGAGCAGGTGCTGTTGCCGCAGCTGGCAAAACACGGCATTACCAAGAAATCGCAGGTGCTGGACACCATCGGCAGCCTGTACACCAACCGCAAGGCCGGCGACCTGATGGCGAACATGTATCTACAGCGCGCCCAGATCCACAAGAACCGGAAGCTGAACGAGGGGGCCTACGACGTCGACCAGCTGGAACCGCTGGCGCGGGAGCAGGCCGGCGGCAAGGAAATGGAAACCTTGGCTAAGCTGGCCGACTTAAAACTGAGCATGGGCGAGAAGATCCTGCCGCTGTATTCCCGCGCCATCGATAGCGCGACCGCTGCCCTGGACGGCCTGAATGGATTTATGGAGAAAAATCCGACCTTGTCCAAGGTCATGATTGTGGGCTTTGGCAGCCTAGCGGCCATCCTGGTGGTGTTGGGGCCGCTGATGCTGGGCCTGGCCGCCTTGATCGGTCCCTATGCGATGCTGCATGTGCTGTTCGCCAAGATGGGCGTCTCCGGCGGCGTGCTGACGCCGATCTTGCGCGGCATCGGGTCGGCTTTTCTGTGGTTGGGTCGCGCCTTGTTATTTGTCGGTCGGGCTTTCCTGATGAATCCGATTGGCCTGGTGATTACCGCCATTGCCCTGGCGGCTTACCTGATCTATCAGTATTGGGAGCCCATTAAAGGATTTTTTACTGACCTATGGGATACCGCCGGTAATGCGTTTTATCGTGCCTGGGCCAGCATCAAGGCGTTTGCGGGCGGGTTGTGGGCCGATGTGCAGCAAGCGTTCGCCGGCGGCATCGGTGGCGTGTCCGCCCTGGTGCTGAATTGGTCGCCTTTGGGGCTGTTTTACCAGGCGTTCGCTGGCGTGTTGCGCTGGTTCGGCATCGACATGCCGGCGAAATTTAGCGACTTCGGCCTGAACATCATGCAGGGGCTGGCGAACGGCATTACCGGCGCCCTGGGGTTCGTTCGCACAGCGATTGCCGGCGCCAGCGACAGCGTCGTCGGTTGGTTTAAGGAAAAACTGGGTATTCACAGTCCTAGCCGGGTATTTGCCGAGCTGGGCGATTTCACGATGCAGGGGCTGGCGGTCGGGCTGCAGCGCAGCCAGGGAGATCCGCTCAACCAGGTCGGCGGCCTCGCCAAACGGCTGACTCAGCTGGGCGCCGGGATTGCCATCGGCGCAGCATCGATGCCGGCGCTAGCCTTCGATACACGGCCGCCGCTGGCGCCGCGCACACCTGGCGCCGGCATGGTGATCCAGGGTGACACGATCACGATCAGCATTGCCGCTGCACCGGGCATGGATGAACAGGCGATTGCCCGGGCTGTGGCGCAGGCGCTGGAACAGCGAGATAGGCAGAAGGCGGCGCGGATCCGTTCCAGCCTGTCCGATTACGATAATTGAGAGGAGCAATAGGATGATGATGGCCCTGGGCATGTTTGTTTTTAGTTTGCCGACCCTGGCCTACCAGGAGCTGCAGCGCAAAACCGACTGGAAGCACCCGAGCACTTCCCGTGTCGGCGCCCGCAACGCCCGGCAGTTCACCGGCAAGGGTGAGGACACCATTACCCTGTCCGGCTGGATAGCGCCG